TATCGTTATCAGTAAATAACGCATTAATCGGTACTGCTGTTTCTACAAGTGGGTGCGCAATATTGGTTTCTTTTGCGGTGTTTAGATTAATAGCTGTTTGTTGCGTGTCTTGAACGTCTTTTAATTCCTTACCCCTGTTTGCTGCCAGTGATATGGTATTATCTGTGCTGTTCAACCCATCATAAACATCTCTCTGGGCTATTGTTGTATCTACTTTTACTCCATTGTATGTAGGAAGTCCATTTACATTTTCCCCGAAATTATCTAATGTTGGTTTGTTTAAGTGAGAATGTCTGGCATCTGAATTGTTGGTTACTTCATTTTGAATGGTAGTATCGTCGTAAACCGTATCATTATCTGTGAATAATGCTCCTGGTGGTACATCGGTAAGCACTTGGCTATCGTCCACTTTCCCTGCCAATTTATCAAACACCACATTTTGAGAAGGGGCTTTGTCAATTACCCCATTTATTATTTGATCTTCTACTTTAGCGTTTGCTTTAGCTTGTGCTCCTGCGGGAGTTTCTTTTGCGTTCCAATTGGTTTTATCAATTGCCAAAACAAAGTTGCCAGGCATCACATCATTTTGCCCTGTTCCGAAATTCTTATTGAATGCTGTGTTCTTTGAAAACTTATCTTCTTTACCGGCCAGGGCAGATAGTAACCCTGCAATATTTGGAATAGTTAAATTTTCTAAGTCAGAAGCGTTTTGCTTAATGTAATCTGCAATCTCTTTTATCTGGTCAAGGTTAATATCGTCTCCATTCAGAAATACGTTAATATCGTCAATGAAACTCATAAGAACCCTCCCCATATTGGCTGATAGGGTTTTATCCGCAAAAGTAGAAGTGAGAGCATCTACAATTTCAGGTATATGTATATTGCTTACTTCAAGCTGTAAATCGGTTATTTCAATCTCATTCTCATCAATATCATCACGAAAAGTTTGACCTGTATCGGTTGTGTTGCCGCCATCAGGAAGTGGCCTGTAACCTAAACCTTCTATTTCAACCATTCCAGGTGGTCCCTGTGGGCCTTCTGGTCCAATAGACCCTGGTATACCTTGGTCACCTTTATCCCCTTCTGTGCCTTCTGGTCCCACTAATCCTAGTTGACCTTCTAATCCTTGGGGTCCTTGGTCACCTTGTATTCCTTCTGGACCTACTGGACCAGGTATTCCTTCTGGACCTACTGGACCAGGTATTCCTTCTGGACCTGTAAGTGATGGCCCATAAACCCAAGTTAAATCGCCTTGTGTTCTAACCCCCAATTTATCACCCGTCCAGATAAATTCTAAACCTTTACCTTCTGGGCCTATGGGTCCTTCCTGACCCTTAGGCCCTTGTACTCTACCTACGTTTACCCATTTAGCATTTATATCATCCCATATCCATAAGTTCTTAAAATAAGAGCAGGGGTCTGAATCTGGTATTAAATAACCATCTCCTATATTACCTGTTGGGTGGGCAATGTTTAAATCTTCTTCTGTAGGGTATTCACCTTTTATACTACCAATAGAAGTACCTGGTGTTCCTTCTATACCCGATTCACCTTGTGGACCGGATATCCCGGAATCTCCCTTATCACCAGTTAACCCTATTGGACCTCCCGGGCCTATCGGTCCATCTAATCCTATTGGACCTTCTATACCCTGTATTCCTTCTGGGCCGAAAGGTCCTTGTGGTCCCTCCGGTCCCTCTGGGCCTGGTAGACCTATTGATCCTTCTGGTCCCACTGATCCTTCTGGACCAGAGGGAAATGTTATTGGCATATAGAAGGTACCAGCTACTTTATCAACTTCTTGTAGATTTTCCCAATCCACTAATGGTATAAAGGCTATCTTAGCTACATTGATTGTACTTTCACTACTGGATGATAAGGCTGTAGAGTATCCCGTATTTATTTGGTTACTCCATTTTATTTGTCCATTTTCTAGTTTTAGGAAGGTACCATTATATTCTATTACACCCGGATTAGTTTGACCGTGGTGAAACATAAAACTATTACCACCTGGTGTACCTAAAGAAATAGTTTCTGGTGTACCTGATATTTGTACACTCTGTAAATCTATTTGGGAATTATCCATGTTTAATACAGAATCCTGTATCAACATTGCTGATAGGGTTATTAGTATATCCGTATCATTACCTAAATCTAATGAACCATTTATACCACTTATACCCAGGTTATTCAAATTTAATACTGACCCATTTTCCAGTGTTAAATTACTCGTATCCTTTAATTGTAATAACCCTGTAGCACTTACAGTAAAATTATTTGAGATTATATCAATTAACTTACTTACATTGGCTACTGACCCATTATTTAATACCCCTTGTAGAGTTATAGTTCCACTAGCATCGCCGCCACCGGGGTCTATTTGAGTATTAACCAGGTCTAAGGATATTACCTTTTCGATAATATCCTTAAATATACCCACCTTCAACTCTGAGTCGCTAGGTAAGTTGTTATATACGTAATCTATTAAATCCTGTTGCTCTTGAGTCATCTTATATAACTTTAATATCTAAGTTATCACCTATACTTATTATGGGTGGAATGGTTTTAATTTTAGTAGGTTCCAATTCTACTACATCTGATATTTCATATCTATATGTCTTTTCTGTTATTCCCTCTTGTTGATGTTCTTGTCCATGATGTGATAAGAAATTTATAAACAAATTAGAGTAGGGTAATAGTTCGGGTTCATGTTCCCATTTCATATAACCCCTTCTGGGTATGGTCATTAAAGCTAAACCATATAAAACCCTTTGCTGTTCTATAGAATTGTTTATGAGTTTTATATTGAAATAGAAATCAGAGGTTTGTGACAGAAAACTGTTATCCATCTTGTCAAAACTATCCTGTGTATTGGGTATAAAACTATGTGTAGTATCTATTCCTAGTTGGCCCGGTAGAAATGCTTCGGTTTCAACAACAATCCTTGGAACTTTTAATGCTCCCCTTGTCTGTGAATTACCACTACTAAATAATTCTATAGTGAATCCTTTGTTATCTTTTATATCTTTAGCATCATCTAAGTATCTTCTACTTTCTGCTTGTGCTATAGCTATATTAGGATTTGTAACGTCATAATTATCTACGTCAGGAATATAGCCATAGGCTACTACCGTTTTTCGTAGTGCATGATAGATTGATCTCTCTATCAATTTTTCAGTGTTTGGTAATTCCATTTATATAGTAACCTTTGGTCTTATCCCGTAAGTTTTACTTATTTGTTCTCTAACATGCCATAGTACAAGGGCTTTTACCCCAGCATTTCCACCCACAGCTTTAAAAGCTGGTGTCCATAGTGGTCTGGCTTTAATATTTCTAACACTGGAACCACTCTCTAGTATACGAGCTATCTGTGCTAGTGTATATCTACCAGCCCCTTTTCTACTATGTCTAGTATTTGCTTTTAAACCAGTATACCAATTACCACCGGAACCCCATATTTCTATTGATCTGTAATAAAGTCCTGATAATACATATAGGTTTCCGGGGTCATATCCTAAACTCCTTTTGAATTTAGCATACTTTGGGGATACTGGTTCCCAAGCTGGAGTTATGCCGGCTCCATTGGTTCTTATATACCTTCTTACTTGTTTCTTTAGCCTTTTAGCAAAAGCCTGTTGTCCATTTGAAGCACCAATAGCCATTGTTGCATCTATAGTACTAAATACACTTCTTGTTTTCGCCCAATCACCAAATAACTCCAACTTTGGAGTTGGAGTTTGGATTCTTCTTGTTACCGTACGACCTGTAAAGGGTTTTCTAGCCATGATTAGTATTTATCTTCCCCAGTACTTACCTCTTCTCTTTTTAAGATGATAAATAAAAATATGGGTCTGTTGTTTGCTTGGGCTGCTTGTGCTTCCCCCATAGGTTTATACTCTAAACCATTTACAATAAATTTATCATATCCGGGATCGAATTTGAATTGGTAGTCATTTGAATCGGCCCAACCATTTTCTATTAGGTAATCTATATTGAAGTAAACTAATATACTCTGCTTATCAATCTCGCCTGTTGAATTGGTATCAGTTACCGGCCATGACTTAAAATAATTGGATTGTATTAATCCCTTTAACTCTATAATTTCCGGACTGCGGATTGGGGCTTCACCATTTGGGTCTATTATATCCCGATGTCTCTTCCAGGTTAGGGGTTGTTGAAAAGCATCTTTTTGCCATTCATTTAAGACATCCATATATTCATCCCAATCTGATTGGTTCATGTGACTCATTACCCTTGTGATTTAACTTTATGGATTGGCCAAGCCCCCACTCCTCTTCTACCAAATTTTTGTGCTACCTTAAATCCGAGACTTATCTTTGAAGGATTTTCACACATAGGTAAGAATATTAATAACCTGGATGCCAACTGACATACAGCTACTTTTATTTGGTTAAAAGCACCCTCTCCACTCATTATTTTAGCGTAGGCATCTGCAACATTTTTAAAATCTTCAGAAGTATTCTCTTCTGTCTTACCTTCATACCACTCTGTCTTTGCTGGGCCTGTTTGAATAGCCTTTACCTGTCTAGCTGTTACACTAACTTCGGTATCGGTTGTTACAGTGTAAGTTCTCCCATTATTAATAAGGAATTTATTTAACCCTATAAGTAAAAGGTCATAGGCAACCAATTGAGCTATTAAAGTATTAACTAACCCCGGCCATTTAAACTCATTATGTGTATCTGTTGGTATCACTACATAAGGTACAGAAACTAAAGGTTGTAAATACCTTTGCCAATGATTTATTCTATCAATCTTAGCTTTACCATCCATCTGTGCGTGTAGTTCAGCCGGTATATAGTGATTGATTAATTGAGGTATAGTAGAATTAAGGGTATCTGTGGCATCACCCACACCCAATAATAACTCAAGTGGTTCAGATGTGCCATCCCCATTAGTTGCTGTTAGAGTTACAGTATAAAACCCCTCTTCATTAAAAGTATGGGTGGGATTCTTACTTAAAACTTTAGATGAACCATCACCGAAATCCCACTCGAAAGAAGTGGGATTATCGTATGATAGGTTATGGAACTCAATGGTACGGCCAACTTTTGAATATCCAAAGTATGGTACCGGTATAGCCATCTTATTCTTCTTCTAGAAGTTCAAGGATTTCATCAGAGATTTGACTCTTATTCATGCTGTCTAATTCTTCCTCACCATATCCAGAACCCTCTTCAAGTGCCTTTTCAACCAAAACATCTTTTTTAAGTTTTAGAAGGCTTTCCTTAGTAACCGCCTCATCCCCATCATCTTCGGGTTCATCATCTTCAGGTTCATCTTCCTTAACCTTGGCTACCTTTTTTTCAGCAGCGGCTGCCTTAGCATTCTTCCTAGCAGAAGATTTCTTATCTTCTCTAGCCTTCTCTAAATCCTTTAGAGTATATACATTCAATTCTTCGCGGTCGTCGGAATCTGCGTAGTCCAGGTGTCCGGATTTTATAGCTCTGATAATCCTTTTAGATTTCTTATTGCCATTTGACAATTCGATGGCCTGACCAGGTACTACCTTAAGTGCAGAAGTGGGATCAAAAAACATTGAAGCTTTTTCCCCTAGTTTAACAAATTTTGATTTTGCCATTGTACGTGTTTTTAAATATTAATGTTTTATTATAATAGTACTAGTAAACAAGTAAGGCCAGAGATATACACTGGCCTTACTTAATTTATACTTAGATATAAATTGGGGAGTTTACTCTAGTACGATATTTTGGAATGAATCAACATCCATATAGTCAGGGAAACCATTTGTTGAGAAATCTAGAGTGCTATCCATTAGAATAGCAGAGTCTCTAAATACCTTACCAAACCCTGTTGTCATGGAAGCATAAAATGCTTCCGTTTGATTTGATACAATCTTTTCAGATTCTATTAGTAATGGGATTACATTAAATTTAATTAATGCATACCTTGGGTCTACCAAGATTTCCTGATCTGCCGGAACATTACCATGAATAAAGTAATTGGCATCCCTTGGTACCGGAGTTTGCAAAGTTACGTTAGCATCTGTAGTACCAGCCTTTCTTTCCTTAAATTCTGCCATATCTAGAGTTCCTAGAGCGGCATCCTCTCCTCCAATAACGGTATTAAGTCTACGACCCATTCTTGAAGCTCTAATCCACACTTTCAATAGGTCTTTATACTCTTTAGTACCAGGTGTACCAACCCCTATAACTGGAGCTGAATCGGAACCATCGCCTTGATCCCCATTTACTAATACATCTACTGCCAGGGTATCTAGAGCTTGACCAAGTCTTACTCCGAAATCCTGAAAGAAGATAGAGATTACATCGAGTGAAACATACATCTTAACCTCGTAAGAGATTTTGATACCACGACCAATTTTAAATGTACTCACTGACTTATCTCCGTAACTGATATCCCCTAATGGGATGGTCTCAGCCTCGTTTACCTTACGGGGTGTTGAATCAGACATATTAATGTAGGGCATAGTAACAGACTTCTGAGAGATATCCTGTTCTGATGCCGTAACATTTGGCCAGATAGGGGCATCTCTTAATCCCATACGAATTGAATCCCTGATAATCTCTGGGATAATCCAACGAGCATCTGTTCCCGGTAGAGTCATTATGTTATTAATGGTATCAACTGTTGGGTCAATACCTAGATCCTCTAGAAGGTCTTCATAACTAATCTCGAATTGTTCTTTAACAATTTCAGACAGAGTGATATCCTGCGGTTGATCTTTGTCTTTTCTCAAAGAATCGGCGGTCTTTACCATTTCTTCGATTTCGCCGTTATACTTTGAGGCTGTAAATTTTTCTATATTCATTTTAAAATGTTTTTTAAAAAAGGTTATTAAAATAAGGCTACCCGAATTGTTTCATCAGCTCCAGTTGATTGATCCAGTGCAAAACCGATTTGTGACCCATCTCCCGCAACTGCTTCGGTTTTTACCGACATAAACCTATCATCAGTTGCTTGTCCACCATAGGCTACTGGACCTGCATCCACAGCAGCCTTGGGTTCTGCAAAAACTATTAGATAAGGTCTCATCATAACCGTAGCTACATCAGCAACTTCAGCATTATGTACCGAATAACCGATTATAAGTCGAGCTTTTTCATCTGCTACTGCTGGTACAGCTTCCCCAGCAGCATTAAGCTTTACCGGTTGACCTGTCTTAATAACAGCCGCCGCCTCAAAAGCATGGTGAAGTTTGTGACTTTCACTCTTTAAAATTAGGGTTCTTGTTTTATCCCCAAGTTGTGTCAATGCCATAATTATTATTTTTTAATGTGATTGTTAAACTTAAACCTATTCCTTTTCTTCATCACTACGGAAAATGCGGCTTTTCTTTTTATTTTTCTGTTTCAACCTAGCTCTTACACTTAAAGGGCTACCTTTCTTACCATCTTCATCCCCTATTAAACCATCTTGAGAGGTTTTAGCCTTGGCTCTAGAAACATCATCAGAACCACATTTATTACAAGAAGCAGAGAATTTCTTATCTGATTCCTTGGAATACTCATTTAAGAAAGCCGATGCAGTTTCGTAATCAGATTTGGAGATTAAGTTAACAATGCTTTCATCCACATCGTCCCCCTTAACTAATTTTAAATGCTTAACAGCTTCTGTCCTGGTTTCTTTAGTTACCTTTTCCAAAAGATTTTTGTTAAAAGTTGCCTTCTCTAGGTCTTCCTCCAATTTGGTTTTCTTAGTTTCCAACTGGGTCTTATCCGTTTCCAATTGATCTTTACTTGTTCTCAATTGGGTTAGCTCCTCTGATTCATCACCAGATTTGTTTTCGTCGAATTTACCCTTTAACTTTTCAACCAAGTTATCCTCGGTAAGGTCTTTTTCTTTGAAATCAAATTCAGAAGCCAGGTCCTTTAAAATTTCTTCCATGTTTTCCTGATTATCGTTATTGCTTATATTAATTAAATCTTTAGGTATTGCTTTATCCGAAGATAAAGAAAATTCTTCATTCTTATAATCCACTTCAAAGAAACCAGCTATAGGTTTATCAGCGGAAAAACTATATTGTCTACTTGCATATTCTGGGTTAACAATTTTACCATCATCCCCAACCTTTTGAGCATAAGGGTCAGCTCCGTGTGATACTAAAGATGTTTCATGATAACTCTTTATTAAATTCACAACTACCCTTATTAATTCACCCTTTTTAGTAAAGGTACCTAGTTTATCAAAAAATTCATCGTCGGTTTCAAATTTATGTGATGGCTCCCAACCGAATTTAACGGTTACGCTATTTGAATGAATAGAAGGAGGATTCATCATAACCCCTCTTGCTATCCTTGGGTTTGATTTACCATCTATCTTTAGTACAGCATTCATACCAGCTGGTACTAATTTACCCTTGTTATCTTTATATGAGTTCTGCCAGAATACTTGGGACACTGCCCCAATAGCATTACCAACTGCAACCTCATGATCAATATTTATAGATTGACCCAATAACAAATGCATACTAGATTTTAATATATCCTTTTTTCCAAAATCAATTGGAGCCCCCTTATATACTATAGTCTCTGACAACATCCTAAAGGTGGGCATGATAAATTCATCATCCTTAGGTTCGAGATCTTCAGCCTTCACATCCGGATAGTAAGTTGCATAATTAGGAGTTGAGTTATCAAATAAACCAAAATTCTGAGTATCGATACGATCTCCAGATAAAATCTCTTCAGCAAACTTTTCAATGTTTACTATTTCAGGTTTATGAGCAACCATTAGACTATGGGCTGAGCCAAGTCTAATCTCCCCAGTTCTATTATTTTTGTCGAATTTCATAATTATTTGGGTTTTGTGTCTCTATCTTTTCTCTTGGGCTGTGGATTGCCTTTATCCCTACCTTTACGATCAGATTTATCTTTATCTTTTTCTCTTTTTTCCTTCTTATCTGAAGCACCATCATTAGCTCCAGCCCCGGGTTCGGGTGGTTCAACTATTTTATGTGGTTTTTTATACATCATATCATCAGCATATTGTTCGGATGATATAATACGGTCAACCCAAAGAGCATGAAGTACCCTCTGCTTAATTTCCTTACCTTGCCACATCTTAAGGTCATCGGTAATGGTTGATTTATTAAATTCTACCTTTAAGCCATTAAAATCATAACCAGCTAGGGTTAATTCTAATTTGTAAGCTTTTTCTAAACCATGTGCTAACATTGCTTGCACATTATTTAATTGGGAAAGCATCTTAGTAAAAATTATCCCTAACTGACCTTCCCCACCTTTTTGTTCTAACCCTAGAAATGATGCGGGTGATTTTAAACCATTAGCTAATTGGTTCTGGTTCATATTAAATACACTATCAACATTACTTAGATTCTTAGTGGTTGATTTAAAATCAAATTCGTGGTCTTCTTGAAACCCTACTAATACCCCAGTTTTAAAACCTTGTAAAACATTAGCCTTAGCTTCGTTGAGAAATTGTTCTAATCTTTCACCATATTTTTTATCACTCTCATTAGGTTTTTGTTCGGGTTTATCCATACGGGCTTCCAAGTACCCAAGCAAACCTAATTGATTTAATATATGGTTAATGTTATCTTTCATGTCTTTCTGAGTAGCTATTGCGCTCAAGGCTGACACGAAAGGTGGTACTCCATAAGGGGTATCTTCATCCCCATATAAAGAAGTGTATGAATAGGTATCTTGGTTTAGTTTTATATATTCTTTAAACATATCGGTACCTTTCATAGCCCTAACCTTCTGGTAGGGTATGTAGGTACCGTCTCTCTTTAAACCAAACCGTATAGTCTCTGGATTAATTAAAGGTAAAGACTCTACTTTAGTTAGCCTTCTATCAGCTACCATTTCATAAGATAAAGCCCCACTTACCCAAATCTGGGCTACCCATTTATTAATCAAACCATCTATACCAGCAGTACCATAACCCCACTCACTGGAACGGGCTTCTAAGTGTGCCCTCATCTTATCCTGTAGGTCTGGGTTTATATCCTGATCGAATTTTATGTTGTGACCCGTATTTGTTAACTGAATTAGATCAAATAATACTGAACCTAAATCCTCATGTGTTTTATATAAAGTACGTATTACGGGTATAGCATCAAGTGTATAATCGGGTTTGATTATATTGTACTTGTTTATGGCTGGTATCCATGATCCCTTGTTAGCATCATGGGGTTCAGATACCCTACCTGCTGGAGCGGATACTGTTTTCTTCTTAGCTGCATCAACCGGAGTAGATTTTTTTGAAACCTCCTTTAATGGTCGATCAGTCTTTATTTTACCCAATAGATTAAAACTCATATTATCTTGGTGATACGATTAATGTTTTCTGTTTACCTTTTCTTGTAAAATTGGTAATTGCCTTAGCCATAATGGAGTCATCTGTATAAGTTTCATCTTCTTCGTCCCCCTTATTTTTACCTTTACCCAATGCTACTGGTCTATTTGAAGCATCATATATAAAAGTGTATGCTTCTTGTACAAAGAAAGGATCCCTTACATATACTTCTTCATTACGGATATCCTGTTCTAATTCATCTATAATAACTGTCCTGTTCTTACTTGTTGTAAGCCAACCAGGAATATCCTCTGTTTCGGCTCTTTTCTTTCCCTTTTTCCTTAATAATTTAGTGCTATAATAGAGATTGGGATAGTTAGCTGCTTGAATTAATTTTACAACCGCTAAACCAATATCGTTACCTTCCGGAGCTAGAGTAGCATTATTATACTTATACCCGTATTCCATAAGTAACTTTGCAAAACGGTCAACAGATATTTTACCTTTGAAACAGCCTACTTCTTCTCCGTTCCTATCCATTATACTAAGGGCAGAATAATCTTGTGACCTCCCGGTTGATATATCGGCCCCTATATAATAGTGTTGTCCCTTTTGGGGTTTTTCAAATATCTTTAATTGTCCCTTAAACCTACTCTCTATAACCTGTTGTTCAAATAATAAATCTTCTATTGCTTTAATATCATCCAGGTCGAATACTGAATGACCCGAGGTTAAGAAGTCACCATCAATCTCTTGAGCTGTTCTTCTCTTACCTAATGAATCAGCCATTTGATCATACCATAATTGGTTCCTTTCTGGGTGCATATTCCAACGTAAACGTATGGCATTAAAATTATTACCCCCGGATACTGCATCTACCCATTGTTTATGATACCAACTACCTACCCCGTATGGTGTGCTGTTAACTATAGCAGAACCACCTGTAGATAACGTGGGAAATGCTGCTGCCCAAATCTGGTTAGCCCATCTAACAATTGCTGCCTCGTCGATAACTAATAAAGATACAGCCTCTGAACGACCAGCATCTTCTGTGGTAGGTACAGATGATATGGTAGAACCATTTGAAAATTCAAGGTCAGTGTTATGGTTTATATAATCAGATGAGGTTATATAACTATGGTCATCTTCTACTTCTAAGTCATATATAATTTCTTCAAAATCTCTAACTTTAGTAATTTTAGAGGTATATATACTTCCTAGTTCCT